AGCTTGGTTTTTTACAAGAGTCGGGAAAAGAGCCCCGGGGTCATCGTATGTATGATTCGCGAATAGGATTGTCGTACCTGTCTTTGCTGCTTTATACGTCAGGATACGCATCATACTTTTAAGAGACTTAGCTCTCAATCCCATGTCCCCGGCACTCTTCCCTTTGACCGCGTCTTCAACTTCTTTAGTCGAAGCAAGATTTCCAAGCGAGTCGATACTGACAATAAACTGACCCTCTAGACCGTTCTCCTCTACACCGTCTAAGAAAGAAACCAATTGATTTCTACATTCCTCTACAGTATTTACCGGTACATATTTTGTACGCTCCGGATCGAGTCCAACGTTCCTCGAAGATGTATCATCAACAGCAATTTCAGTATCGAAGATGACCGGCATTAAGCCGGCCTTCTGCGCGTTACCGAGAATCTTGTTAATGATATAAGTTTTACCAGTCATCGACGGCCCGGAAAATCCGGTGATTCGACCCTTTGGTATACCTTTATATAAGCTCCCAGAAAGGATAGCGTTTAAAACCATACAACCTGTGTCAAACCATTCATCTACATTTGATAGAGATGTTTCTGATAAGAACATCGCCTCAGGGTTCATCTTATCTAGACCCTTGAATGCCTTTAACAGGTCGCTGTCTTTTGCCATACTCTATTTACTCTCGTCGTCGTCGTCAAACAGCTTGACGACTTCCGGCTCGCCCGCGTCATCACTAGTTACGATTCCCGGTGGGTTTTCGTCAATACTAGTTACCCTCTCGTATTGCTGATGAAGCTTATCATCAATCTCAAGATTAGAGTTGGGGATGATGGTACTACGGTTAAAGAGCCACGTAACTTTTCCTTTACGCGCCTTTTCAGCTACAAGCTCCTTAAAATACAAAGGGATGACTTGGACTTGGATTTGGCCATTCTCTGGGTTTGGCTGTACGAATACTATGCTCGGATCATCTACAGCGAGAGAGGTTTTAGTAGACTTGCTACTATTTTCTTCACCGAGAATTGTCCGACCGATAGAGTCAATGAATACTACTTTATCACTCATGTTGTTAACATTTTAATATATGAAATTGATAGTGCAACTAATCAACACCTAAAAGTTCAAATAAATCTGTTTGAAATTGTTGGCCGGGTTTTCGGCATTGCCAATTGACAGCCGCATAAAATCTTTCTACGATACTGTAGATGATCTTCTCAAACATTAAATCTATATTTGGTTGAAGAATATTATTAAATTCCTTCGGATAATAATACTTGTAACCGATAGATCCTAGACCATATTTATTAGGTTGATTAACATAAAGATATCTTACCTTATCACCGACTGATAGAGTTTCATATATACTTTCTAGGTTAAGCTTCTTAAGAAGTAGGTTATACGCATATGCAGATTTTACGTGAATGGGCATGCCTTTACACATCTTAAACTCATCACATTTATTAGCATATTCCTCATACTTTGAGCACCCGGAAATAAACGAAATGTCTTCAATAGGCAGTTGTTTGAAGATATCGTAACTCTCATTTAAGACTTTTGTAGTCTCCATTTGGTTTTTTGACATGAGCATAGTCTCAATGATCTTCTTAACATACGGTTTCACCGGGGCTGGGATAGTAGATCTTACCACTTCAACACCCGTGTACTTAAACTTATTAACCGGGATACCTTCATCATCAAGTATATGTAAAACATACCTTTTCTTCTGAAGAAACATTCCTACATCACAAATAGACTCACGTTTAAATACAAATCTAGGATCTTTCGTATTGAGGGTTTTTACAGCCCACTTTGTTACTTTATCATTTAAGTGATTCTCAATCTTTTTTACTTCTTCATGTACCTCGCTTGATACTCTACCGTTTCTATTTGTAAGAGACATATCTTTCTTCTTAAGAATGTCCTTAATAGATATATAAACACTATCTGTATCGTTATATAGTACTGGGTCCTTTTTTAACATTTCTTCATCAGATACATTCAAGATATCTTGCACATACTTTCTCAAGACCTTGTTTGATTCTTTGATAACTGCCTGACCAGTTAGCGTGATGGATCTAGTTATATCCGGGTCGCCTAGTGTAGCTCTTCTATTTCCAAAATAACCATAGATTCTATTAATAAGAATCTTAATAGTAAGCTGCTTAATATCTAATCTATTAGCCTCTTCGGAGAGTTTTTTATATTCAGGTTCATCTTTACCCATCTCAGATAGCTGACGTTTAATCTTCTTTAATGTTCTTTTAACCTCAACACGTTTATCATAATATGTATCAGCAATCTTAGGAAAGATACCTTTTTCTTTTTGTGTGAATAAAACCTTAGCGCGTGTAATAGCGATCTGTTCCTTCTCAATAAACTTGGCGAACTTATCGTGAGTTAATGTATAATCTTTCCCGTTAATATGTTTAACTATGACTTTATCTTTTTCTATACTATCGATCCATCCTATCTTTGTCTCTGGTGAAAGGTTTAGAGAGATCATCGTACTAGGATACAGACTATTAGCGTCAAAAGAAACTATAGCATCTTGGAAACCTCTTCTAGGATCTGACACGTAAGCACCTTCGTATTTTTCATGTGAACTATCTCTGTCAAAAGTTGGTATAATTTTACCTTCTTTTCTTGCTTGAATGACGGCTGCGCCAGTCACGACTGTGATAGTACCGAGGGCGCTTTCCATTGGAACTAGACCAACATACGCTAACATCCGGGCTAATGATAGGTAAGATAATTTCTCTTCAAGTCTAGCGAGTAATCGAACATCCTGAATATTATAATCAACAAAGAGATCCCAATCATCATCTGCTAAGCTAGATAGATTAGTATTACCATAATCAATCTTTTGCTCGCCTAGTTCATGCTTTGCGATAGCGTCTAATTTATATGACTCTCTCAACCCTTGAGTAAAAATCTTATATACATCCAAGTAGTCAATACACGATAGACCTTTAATATAAAATCTCTCTTTATCTTTATAAAATTCTCCAGGTAGTATTCTTGAATATACCGGATCGCGAAGGTGGTTCGCAGGAGATAATCTATTAATCGCTTCATCACCTAGTTGCTTTCCAACACGTCTAACGATGTAAGGGATATCAAAAAAGTCACTATTCCAACCAGTCAATAAATCTGGGTAATCCTTTTCCATATGCTGGATGAACTTTAAGAGCATTTCGCGTTCGTTGCGGCAACTTGTATATGTAACATCCTCTTCTTTACTTTTATATGGTTTAGTTCCCCATGAATAAAAATGCTTCTCTAATGTGTCATATATTGTAATTACGTTGATTGGATCTTTCGCTCTTGATGGCTCTGGGAATGCTCCAGGTGAATATGTTTCTATATCAATAAACCATATCTTTAACGGATGCTGTGAAAATTCTGGCTTATCATATTCAGTCCAAAATTGATCAATTAGAAATTGTGTTTCCGGTTTTAAGTTTTCAAATACTCTCTTATTATTGGTACGTCTAACTCCATTTCGAGCATATTGACCAGTATCGATCCCCCTCTCGTAAGATGTTGAGAATGTCTTTTTTGATAAAGGTGTATTGAATAAAGATACACCATCACGACCGTTTGGATCTTCATAGTAAAAATAAGGCTCATATGTCACGTCTGCACTGACCCGATTACCTTCTTCATCCCAAGTAAATAATCGCATTGATTGATTGCTTGGATCGTAAACGACGTTCCTATACATATGGTTGTATTATATGATATATTAGTTCTTAAAGCAACTAAATTCAGATAAATCGTAATTATAATCCTGCCAGCATGCTAGATCCGGGTTATCTTTAGGGAGCCTGTAAAATAATTCTATGCCTCTAGAGGCCTGCTCCGGTGTCATATACATATGCCAGCCACATACTTTAATATCCTTTACATCGTTAAAGAATATAGAGGACCGGCCATCATATCGCGCTTGTTTAAACCAATCTCGAGCATCAGCATCGTCTGTTAATATCATTCCACCTCTACCGATTGGTAGATGCTTCTTAATATGAAAAGATAGGCAATGGAATCCTCCTTCGTACATGCCTTGAGTAAACCGGACTGCTCCATCTGTTATATCGAATGGCTTAAACTTGTATGTCCCGGTCCAGTGATCATCAACAAAATTGATCTTATGACCAGCATGTTTAACTGACATCGGTACTGACACGTACGTCTGCTTTGGTACATCAATATCAATCTCCGTACAAATACTTGATTTTATCTGGAGGTATTTTAAGCAAAGAAAAATCGAATTAGTGCAACTATCCGTCGCTATACCGTATTTTGCTCCTGCGTAATCTGCAACTATCTCTTCAAATCTATCTACATTTTCCCAGCTCTGTATCATTGAATAGCGTTGATTAATTTCCGGTCCGGGTGTTTGTAAGGTAATGTAAATAATTCAACATACTTACCTAGATTATCTGGTGATTCTAACCACCGGGCCTTGGCTACCTGTCTTCCATCGCGCGATGCTCGGAGATAATCATTCTTGTTATTAAGAACTCGGCGAATAGAGTTTACCATCTGATCTCCGGTATCAAATTTGATCGGGGCGTTTTTATATGTTACAAGATTTTGAAGTGCGCAAGGAATGCCTAGCGCGCATGCTTCTAGATGCTTAATATCGCTCTTAGCTTTGTTAAAAGTATTGTCTTGTAGAGGAGCAATCATCATGTTAATCTGAAGTGAATCAACAAGGCTGGGATACTCATATAGCGGTTGCCATTGGTGGAATTCCATCTCACCATTCTGTATGTACGGTCCAATGGCGGCCGGAAAGGCGCCGATAAAAACATATTTAAATTCGTTACGCGATCGTATTATTGCATCTGATACATGCTCGAAGTCATCTTGATGCTTAACACGGTTATCTACATCAAAGTGAGCTCCACTACCAGCATATAGGATTCGAGGGCGCGTTTTATGTCTCCTAAATCTATCCCGGACTTTTTGCTCGCTATAGTATTGATCAATCCAAAATCTTGGAGCGTAATTAGGTATTACAGTTACATTTTTATTACCAGTCTTCTCTGCATAATAATCTCTCATGAAGTGATTTGTAACTGTTATCTCGTCACAGAGCTCCATGATTTTCTGCGATGAATTTCGGATCTCATCTGATGTAAATGCTGTTTTAAATTTATTATAGTCTGGGATATCTTCTCTAAATACAATATCATCAATTTCGTAGACGATACGGAACCCGGCCTTCTTTTGGATATCTTTAAGCATTTGAACAAACTGTAATTGATTTGCAGTAGCTTGTCGCTGAATCCGTACACATTTGACATTTTCATAGAATCGAGGGTCTAGAACCATCGTCGTTTGACCGGTGATGATAGCTTTTTGATATGCGTTTATGAAATGCTCC